TTATAAAGAAATAATTAAAAATTATTATTCTGGTAAATATGATGAGGTCTTACCAAATGCAAAATACGATAGTGCTGGTAAAAATGTAGGGCAACGAAGAGAATATACTTTTAACACAGATACTTCAGAGGGTATGTATAACTTACATGAAGCTATGCAAGGAACTTATGGTTCAAGAATGAGATATCTTGCAAATCAACAAATATATAGTCAATCACTTGCTAAAAAAGGTTTTGATGATGTTAGTTATTATGGCTCAAGTAAAAGTATTACTGATCCAGATTTTTTCTCTGCGGTGCCAAAAACTGCTGTATCTGATGAACCACCTAAAGACGATGACGATAGAGAACCAAATATTTCATCTAAAGGTAGCAGTAATAAAAAAATTTTAGCAAGTCAAAATCAAGCAAGTTCAGGTAGTGTAACACAACAAGCTGCTAATCAACAAGCAGCAATTTCTGCAGGAGTATCTAAAGAAGTTGCACAAAATATATCTGGATCACAAATGAAAGCAGGTTCAGATGTAGGAGCAGGTGTAGGAGGCAGTAATATAACTGGTCCTATGAATAAAGGTGGCTTAATGATGGCTACTTCAAAGAAAAAGAAAAGAAGTAGACCTAGAAAGTCTGGACTCGCAGGTAAACAATAAGGCTACCCAGTTACGGCTGGCCCCAACATAAGGAGAATAAAATGCCTGAACTAGCAGAAGTAGAAACTCAAAAGACTGCAGGATTTGTAGATAGGGGATATAACTATACACGAAAACAGCAGCGTTTAGAAGAGGACGAAAAGGAGATTAAACGTCTTGAAGCAGAAAACCGTGGTGAATCTGAACAGCAAGAAGAAGAAACTACCGAAACGCAAGAGGCCGATACAGAAGTTAAAGAAGAAACGTTATCTGCAGAAGAAAGAAGTTTTAAAAAACGCTATGGTGATTTAAGGCGTCATATTCAAAAGAAAGAAAAAGAGTGGGAAGAAAAGTTTGAAGCTCTCCAAAAACAATCTAAAAGACAAGGTATAGTACCACCTAAATCTGATGATGATATAGAAGAATGGGCAAAAGAACATCCTGATGTAGCTGGCATAGTAGAAACTATCGCTGCACAAAAAGCACAAGAAATGTTTTCTAAAGCTGAGATACGTCTACAGGAGCTAGATGAAGCACAGGCAGAACTTACGAGAACAAAAGCAGAGAATGAAATTAGAAAGTCTCATGAGGATTTTGATCAACTAAGACAATCAGATGACTTTCATACTTGGGCAGATGAACAACCTAAGTGGGTTAGGGATGCCTTATATGAAAACTCTGATGACCCTGCTTCAGTGGTACGTGTTATTGATTTGTATAAAGTTGATAAAGGTATTACAAACAATGACAGAAAAACAAAAAGAAAAGCAGCAGCCTCTACTGTAACTAAACGTAGTAAAACACAAGTAGATGTAGAGGACGCAAACAATGTAATTACAGAGTCTGAGGTTTCACGTATGACAGCCGAAGAGTTTGAAGAAAGATCAGACGAAATTAACAAAGCAATACGCTCTGGTAAATTCGTTTATGATATATCTGGCAAAGCTAGATAATTGTTGACAAATATAAAATCAACAGTATAACTAGGGGTATATGTACAAAAGCCTCTTTTGACCACCTTTTGTACAAACCTTTATTCCAAAAGTCTAATTTGATAAGAACTACCTGTTCAAGTATAGGCCCAGATATTATTTGGTAGGCCAACTAAATATTCCTGCACCCTAGAAAATGTAACAGCCTCTTGTAAACGTTAGCTTTGTAACCCGAAGCCAATTATAAGGAGGATTTATTATGGCTTTTCAAACAGCAGCGGGTTACGGTAATTTACCAAATGGTAATTTTAGTCCCGTAATCTACTCCAAGAAGGTACAGCTTGCTTTCCGTAAAGCTGCTACCGTAGGTGATATTACGAACTCTGATTATTTTGGGGAGATTGCTGCCCAAGGTGATACAGTCCGTATTATCAAAGAACCCGAAATTTCGGTGAAAGAGTATGCTCGTGGCACCACCGTCACAGCACAAGATTTGGATGATGAAGACTTCCAACTTGTTATCGATAAAAGCAACTACTATGCTTTTAAAATGGATGACATTGAGGAAGCTCACAGCCACATCAATTTTCTACAGCTTGCTACGGATCGTGCAGCGTATCGTTTAGCTGATCAATATGACCAAGAAGTTCTTGGCTACATGTCAGGTTTTAAACAGTCTGCGCTACATGCAAAAGCAGATACAGCTAATACTACCGTAAATGGTACAAAGGCTGTAACAACTGCAGGATCAGACGAATTGCTTTCTAGCATGAAACTGATCAAGAGCTCATTTGGCAACATTACAACAGCATCTGCTGGTGATCACTCGATTCCAGTAACTGCGCGTATGCCAGGTGCTACCTCTCTACCAACTGCAACTGTTTCACCTGCAATGATTGTTGCTCGTATGAAACGTCTGCTTGATCAACAACAAGTTGACACTAATGGTCGCTGGCTCGTAATTGATCCAGTATTCATGGAGATTCTATCTGATGAAGATAGCCGTTTCATGAATGGAGACTATGGTGAATCTGGTGGACTTCGTAATGGTCTTGTAATCAACAACTTTCACGGTTTCCGTTTGTACTCGTCCTCAAACCTACCAGCACTAGGCACAGGGCCAGGTACATCAGGAACAGCAAACCAAAACACAAATTTTGGTGTGATTGTTGCTGGACATGATTCTGCTGTTGCAACTGCAGAGCAAATCAGCAAGACTGAAACATATCGTGACCCTGACAGCTTTGCTGACATTGTTCGTGGTATGCATCTATATGGCAGAAAGATTCTTCGTCCAGAAGCAATTGTAACTGCCAAGTATAACGCAGCGTAAGGGAGGACATAGACATGGCTACTTTTGACTTAACCTCTAAAGCAACTGTTGGTGTTGATTCCAATTCTGTTGCTGTACCACCCTCACGTTTCCAAGGTTTTGGGATGTACATGCGTGAAGCAGTCCTTGACATTGAAAAAATGGTTGAGGATGGATACTCTTGTACTAACGGGGATGTTTTTCAAGTTTTGGAAATCCCTGCTAATACGATGGTGCTTTTTGCAGGTGCTCAAATCCTAAAATCTTTTAACGGTAGTTCACCTACTGTAGATATTGACTTTGCAGAAGGTGATGATATTGTTGATGGGGCAGATGTTACTGCTACTGCTGGGACATTCCTAGCAAGTGGTAGTAATGGTGCTGCAATGACAACATCAGGCACTATTACTTTTACACAACACGTAACTACAACAGACACTATTGATGTGGTATTGGCTGCATCTAGTGCTGATGTTACAGAAGGTAAACTTCGCGTAATGGCTTGTTGCATTGAAACAGGTATTCGCGGTGGTGTAGAAGCTACTGAAGTGGATCGTGATTTACTTGCATAAAAACTTTAGGGGCTGACTTAGGTTGGCCCCTTTAGCTTATCTTAGGGAAACAAAATGGCACTGACTTTTTTAACACTAACTAATGATGTTATAACTAGGATGAATGAAGTAGTGCTTACTTCTAGTAATTTTTCTGCATCTAGAGGTATACAGACACAATGTAAAAATGCAGTAAATGATGCTATTAGATATATCAATCAAAGAGAGTTTGGGTATTCTTTTAATCATGCCTCTAACAGTTCTACACTTACCCCAGGAGTGGCTAGATATTCTTTACCTACAAGCACAAAGTCTTTAGACTACAGTACAGCTAGAATAAAAAAAGATACATCTCTTAGCGTAACGGGAACTAACCTTACTAACTTAAATTACTATGAATACATTGATAACGACTATGCTAATGAAGAGGATGATGTCGCAAGTACAACTCTTAATGGTTCTCACTCAGATTCTGTTACTACCCTAACTCTTACATCTACTACAGGATTTGATGCTACAGGTTTAGTTTATATTGGTGGAGAACAAGTTACATACACAGGTATTACAGGAAATGATATAACAGGTTGTACAAGAGGAGCTAATAGTACAACTGCTGCTGCACATGATAGTGGTGTAACAGTTACACAATTTGAAGGAGGAGGTGTACCAAGACAGATTATTAGAAGTCCTGATAATAACTATATTCTTTACCCATATCCTGATAAACAATATACTTTAGCATTTGACTACTATACATTCCCTTCTGATTTATCTGCACATGGAGATACAACTACTATTCCAGATAGGTTTAAGCCAGTGATAGTGGATGGAGCGACAGCTTATGTGTACTTATACAGAGGAGAACAAAATCACTATCAACTAAATTTTCAAAGATTTGAGCAAGGAATAAAAAATATGCAAAGTCTACTTATCAATAAGTATGACTATGTGAGGTCTTCTATGATAACTAGGCCAGGAACTTCTGTCAACTTTACTAGTGGAGTTATTTCTTAATGGCAGATACCTCTCAAGTATTACCTGCAGCATTTAACTGTGAGGGTGGGCTTGTTTTAAATAGGTCCACTTTTCTTATGCAGCCAGGTGAAGCTCTTGTATTAGAAAACTTTGAGCCTGACGTTGAGGGTGGGTATAGAAGAATAAATGGATTCCGTAAATTTGTTTATCCTATAGTTCCTCAAACTTCTGCTTCTAGTGAGAAAGTATTAATGGTTGCTAACTTTGCTAATAAAGTATTAGCAGCTAGAGGAGAAAAGATATTTTCTGCTGCATCTACAGAATTAGTTATTAGTATATCATCTACAACAAGTATGACAGGTTCTGGTACGATTAGTGTTGATTCTACAGCAGGTTTTGCATCTAGTGGCACTGTTCAAATAAACGATGAAAAATTTACTTATACAGGGGTTACAAGCACATCTTTTACGGGTGTAACAAGGGCAGCATCTAGTACCACTGCAGCTACGCATATTTTTGATTCTACTATTTCTCCTGCGTCTTGGACAGAAATAGATTCAGGCAGAACTAGTGCTAGTAAATATTCTTTTGAAAGATATAATTTTGATGGTAATGATAAGATAATATTTGTAGATAGTGTCAATGCTCCAGTAATATTTAATACCTCTTTAAGTGCAACTGATGTAAGTGATAGTTCTGTGGCTGGTTCAAAATTTATTGCTGCATTTAGAAATCATATGTGTTACGCTGGCAAATCTTCAACCCCACAAACAGTAGTAATTAGCGAACCTTTTAATGAAGATGGTTTTAATACTGGATCAGGTGCAATTAGTATTAATGTAGATGATACTATTGTAGGGCTAAAAGTATTCCGTAGTAATTTATTTGTGTTTTGTGAAAATAGAATTTTTAAAATAACAGGCTCAAGTTCTTCTAATTTTGTTGTAGAACCTGTTACTAGAAATATTGGTTGTGTTAATGGAGATACAATACAGGAATTTGCAGGTGACTTAATCTTTCTTGGTCCTGATGGTTTAAGAACTGTTGCAGGTACAGCTAGAATTGGTGACGTTGAACTTGGCACTATTTCTAAAAATGTGCAGTCTTTATTTGATGAAAACATAAAAGACTCTTCACTTTTTGAAAGCGTTGTTATACCTGATAAAACACAATATAGAATATTTTTTACTAAGGATACTGTTTCTGATGGCTTGACAAGAGGTGTTATTTGTGTTATGCGTGGAGACAGATTTGAGTTTTCAGAAACTCTTGGTATAAGACCCTCTGCTACAGATACTTTTGTTGAAACAGGAAATGTTATAGTTTTGCATGGATCTTTTGATGGGTTTGTACATAGACAAGAAAAAGGTAATACCTTTAATGAAACGGTTATATTTGGTAGATATAGAAGTCCTGACCTAAGTTTTGGAGATTCTGGTATAAGAAAGCATATGCAAAGAGTTATTCTTAATTTTAAACCAGAAGCAGCTATTGACGCTGATTTATTTTTAAGGTATGATAACGAAGCTGTTGATTCAGCAAGACCTACTGCATATGCATTAGACACATCTAAAGTTGCTGCACAATATGGTTCTGCTACATATAGCACATCTTCCTCTGCAACACAATTTGTTTACGGTGGTAGTACACAACCTCTAGTAAGACAGTCTGTGGAAGGATCAGGATTTACTGTTGCATTAAAAGTTGATGATGGTGGAGAAACAGCACCATATTCACTAAAAGGATTTCAATTAGAATATCAATTAGGAGCTAGACGTTAATGGGAGCTACATATACAAGACAGTCCACATACACAGATGGTGATATTATTCAAGCATCTGATACTAATAATGAGTTTGATCAGCTTCTTGCTGCTTTTGCTTCTGGTACAGGACACACTCATGATGGGACTACTGGTGAAGGTGGGCCTATAACAAAACTTTTAGGTACATCTATTACAGTAGGAGATGGAACAGCAGGGACAGATATTACTGTTACTTTTGATGGTGAGAGTAATGATGGCACATTAAAGTGGATGGAAGATGAGGACTACTTTGAGTTTTCTGATGATATACTTGTGGCATCTACAGAAAAAGTACAGTTTCGTGATACAGCTATTTTTATTAACTCTAGCACAGATGGACAGCTTGACATTGATGCAGATACAGAGATAGAAATTACTGCACCTACTGTAGACATTAACGCATCTACTGCAGTTACAGTTAGCAACGATCTTAAATTAGACAGTGATGCTGCCGTATTAGGATTTGGTGCTGACAACGATGTGACACTTACACACGTAGCTGATACAGGGCTACTGTTAAATAGCACTATGGCTTTACAGTTTAACGATGCATCACAGTTTATTAATGCACCCAGCGCTACTGTATTAGACATCAATGCTACAGATGAGATTGAACTTAATGCAACACTGATAGATGTAAATGGTAATTTAGATGTATCGGGTACATTTACTGTTGCAGGTTCTCTTATCAATGGCAGCACAGACATTACACTAGACTCTTCTGGTGACATTATACTAGATGCAGATGGTGGAGATGTATTTGTAAAAGACGCAGGGACAACGTATGGTTCTCTTACAAATAGTTCTGGCAATCTTGTTATTAAGTCAGGTACGACAACAGCATTAACATTTAGTGGTGCTAATGCTACTCTAGCAGGAGATCTTACTATTGGTGGTGATGATCTTACTATGGCTACTAATACATCTGGTCACTTGTTGATTGCAGATGGTACAAACTTTAATCCTACTGCTGTAGGTGATTTAACAGAGATAAGCACGGTAGCAAACGATGACGTATTCTTAGCTGTTGACACAACTGATGGTGCACTTAAAAAAATTACACGTAGTACCATAGTTTCTGGTCTTGCTGTATCTGGTGCTGCTATATCAAACGTAGTAGAAGATACCACACCACAACTAGGTGGCAATCTAGATATGAATGGTCAAGATATTATTACCACATCAAATGCTGATATTGATTTAGCCCCTAATGGCACAGGTAAAGTTGTAGTTAAGGGTAATACTAATCCTGGTACTGTTGTATTTAATTGTGAATCTAACTCTCACGGTCAAACAGTTAAATCACAACCACACTCAGCTTCTGTTACAAACGTTTTAACTTTACCTCCAGGTGGTGATCAAGAGATTGTAGGAACTACAGCTACACAAACACTTACAAATAAAACTATGGGTGCTACTAGTTTTGGTGATAACAATATTACTAACGTAGGTGATATTGCTCTTGACTCAATTAGTGCAGATGGAACAGACATTAATATAGCAGTGTCAGATAACTCAGCAACTGCATTTACAATTAAACAAGGCTCAGATAATTATTTTGTAGTTGACACAGGCAACAGCAGTGAGTCGATAGCTATTGGAACAGGTATATCTGGTACAGCTATTACGATAGGACATAGCACATCAGAAGTAACCATAGCAGATAACTTAACGGTATCAGGTAACTTAACTGTTAGTGGTACGCAAACTGTAGTTGATACAGTTACTATGAATGCACAGAATGCTATTGTATTTGAAGGTGCAACAGCAGATGCACACGAGACTACGCTTACTATTGTTGATCCTACAGCAGACCGTACTATTAATCTACCTAATCAAAGTGGTACAATACCTGTACTAGCTGCAGCAAGTAACACTGCAGTTACATCTACACCAGATGAATTAAACGTATTAGATGGTATTACAGCAGTTGTAGGTGAGTTAAATGCACTAGACTTGGGTTCTACTGCAGTAGGCACTGCTATTGCTTCTAAGGCTATGGTGCTCGACTCAAACAAAGACTATACAGGGGTACGTAACTTTACATTAAGTGGTGAGCTTGATGCAGGTTCTTTAGATGTGTCAGGAGATGTAGATGTTGATGGTACACTAGAAACTGATGCTCTTAGTATAAATGGTACAACAGTTACTGCTACTGCTGCAGAACTAAATCTACTAGACGGTGGTACTTCTGTTGGTAGTTCAATAACAGTAGCAGATGCTGATGGGTTTGTAGTTAATGATGGTGGAACAATGAAAACTATTCCTGCCTCAGATGTAAAAACTTACGCTGCTGGTAGTGCTGCCACTAAGGGCTTTGCTATTGCTATGGCGATAGTGTTTGGATAAAAAGGAAAAGGTAAATGGCAACTCCAAATATAATTAATGTAGCAACTATTACACCTAAAGTAGCGGTTGGTGCGATTACTACAAGTAGGGCAGATATTGTAGATGTCCCTGCAGAGAACTGTGCTAAGATTAACTCACTTATCATAGCAAACATAGATGGCACTAATGCTGCTGATGTTACAGTAGAGGTAAGTGTAGACAACGGATCAAACTATGTAAAGATTGCTAGTACGGTATCTGTACCTGCTGATGCCTCACTGGTTGTTGTAGGTAAAGATAATGGTTTTTATTTAGATGAGACAGACTTGCTTGCAGTTACAGCCTCTGCAAACAGTGACTTGACATACTTAGTAAGTTACGAACTTCTAGTAGACTAAAGGTAATTAGTAATGGTCAGAAGAAACGCTGGTTTTATTGGCACTGATGGGATAAATGCACCTGATGCACCTAGTGTAGATTCTGTTACTCTCAGTGATCATGGACAGGTTAGTGTGGCATTTACTGCACCCACTGATACAGGTACATCTGCTATCACAGGATTTGTTGCAACAACTAATGATGGTATTGGAGCTACAGGTAGTTCATCACCCATAATTATTACTGGTTTAACTAACGGCACGTCTTACACAGCTAGAGTTTATGCCACTAACGCTTTTGGTACATCTGCTGCTAGTGTTGCTAGTGCTAGTTTTACTCCTGTTGCTGATAGCACTCGTCTGCTTAGATTTGGTGGTAGGTTAAATACTTCAGGAAATGACATAGTAGATATTAGATTTGTTACTATTGAAACATTAGGTAATGAAGCAGATTTTGGAGATTTAACTGTTGGTAGATCGCATTTTGGAGCTTGTAGTAATGCAACTAGATCCGTAGCAGGGGGAGGTTATGACGGTTCTAGTCAAAGCAATGTAATGGATTATGTAAATCCAACCTCCGCAGGGAACGCTACGGATTTTGGTAATTTAGCTTCAGCAAGAAGTTATACGGCAGGTTTAGCAAATGATACCAGAGGAGTATTTGCAGGGGGTGGAGGCCCATTAAATACAATAGAATATATAACTATAGGTTCTACTGGAAATACTACAGACTTCGGAGACTTAACCGTTGGTAGAGAAATTATGAACGCAGGGGCTAGTAGTTCAACAAGAGGTATGTTTTTTGGAGGTAATACCTAATGGGTGTTCAAAATACAGTTGATTATATAACTATCGGCTCTACTGGCAATGCAACTGATTTTGGAGATTTAACTGCATCAAAAACAGGAACGGCGTCATGTGCAAGTACAACTAGAGCTTTAGTTGGGGGTGGTTATACTGGTTCAGCAGAGGTCAATGTAATAGAATATTTTACTATAGCAAGTACAGGTAATGGCACAGACTTTGGTGATTTACGTTCGGCTCATAGTGACACGTATGCAGGTTCAACTAAAACTAGGGCATTGTTTCAAGCTGATGCTGAATTGAATTATGTTACTATCGCTTCTTTAGGTAATGCTTCTGATTTTGGTGATGTTGAAGATGGAACTAAAAGTGCAGGTACTTCTAATGGTCACGGAGGGTTGTCCTAATGCCCAACTATAATGGTGTGTGGAGTATTACAACTCAGTATCAGAACGCTAGTGATTGGCCTAAACCTCCCGTTAGAGGAGTATTTGCTGGGGGCATCTCAACTACAGACGTGATGGATTTCATTAACATACGGTCTGCAGGTAATGCGGTTGATTTTGGGAATTTACTTTCTGCTAAATTTGGTTTAGCGGGAGGCATAGCAAGTTCAACAAGAGGTGTATTTGCTATGGGACATGGATACTCTAATGTTATTCAGTTTATTACTATCGCAACTACTGGTGATGCTCAAGATTTTGGTGACTTATCAAGTGCAAGATATAATGGTGCGGGGGCCTCTAATTCAACCAGAGGTCTTGTTTTCGGTGGAGAAGAGAGTAATAGCTCTAAAAGTAATATTATAGAATATATTACTATTGCCTCTGCAAGTAATGCTATAGACTTTGGTGACTTAACAGTTGCTCGACAAGACCTTGCGGCCTCTGGTAATTCCACAAGAAGTTTTGCTGCAGGTGGTCTTGATAGTGGTAGGTCAAATGTTATAGACTATGTTACTATAGCCTCTACAGGCAATGCTATAGACTTTGGAGATTTGTCTGATGGTACAAATGGTTCTGCTGCTGCAGGGTCAGCAACTAGAGGTTTAATCGCATTAGGCGCACCTAGTGGAACTGCTGCTAATACTGTAGAACATATTGTTATAAGCACCACAGCTAATTCAACAGATTTTGGGGATTTGTCGGTGGTAAGATCAGAAGTAGGAATGACCTCTGATGGAATTACTGCCGTTTGTGGGGGCGGCTCTGGCACAAGTGATGTTATAGATAGTGCAACCATTGCAAGCACTGGAAGTTTTTCAGACTTTGGTGATCTTACTGTATCAAGAAGATTTTTAACAGCCCTCTCAAATGGTCACGGAGGACTAGCATAATGTCACAAACTAGATTCTTCAAAAGTGTGATAACACCTACACTAGTTCAACCTACTGAGGCGTTTCAAGACTCAGTGGCATCTGGTGTGTGGTCACTACAAGATCAAGCAAGGGCTAGACGTGGTGGTTTATGGCCCACTGCGGGTAATATAAATCTCGATGTGTTTGTAGAGAATGTGTTCGACACACAACTATGGGATGGAACAGGTGCAAATCAGACCATTACTAATGGACTTGACTTTAGTAATGATGGCGGCTTGCTTTGGATAAAGGCGAGAACATCTGACCCTAACGAGCAAGATCATCAATTACTAGATACTGAACAAGGTGCGTTTCGTTATGTTTTAGAGAGTAACACAGCTAATACTCCTTTTGATTTTGGAGCAAGTATGATTACTCCAAATACAGATGGTTATACTTTAAGTTCAGCAAGTCGTATTAATCAAAACACTTATCCGTATGTGGGTTGGGGTTTTAAAAAAGCCAGTAAGTTTTTTGACATAGTTACTTATACGGGGAATGGCACTGCGGGACGTACTGTAAGTCATAATCTTGGTGCAGTGCCGGGTATGATTATTTTAAAAAACATTAGTAGTTCATCAGAGGGTTGGAGAGTTTATCATAGAGGTGCAAATGGA